ATTAAATCTGCTCTTGCCTATGAAAGAAAAGGCGCAGTAGCCAATGCTTGGGATAAAGAGAAGGCTGGTTACTTGGCACAGATTGAAGCATTAAAAGCAAGAAATGAGTTAAGAGATTTAGAACAACCTCAAAGGCTTGATGTAAGTGATGCACCTGCACCCGTTGGAGGTGTATCAGATGCAGCACCAGCACCTGCTCCTGCTCCTGTCGCACCTCCTGCTGGAGGTGGCGGTGGAGGCGGAGGCTTTGGTGGCTTCGGTGGCGGTGGCGGAGGCGGTGGAGGCGGCTACGGCGGCGTCCCTGGCTTCGGTGGTACTGGAGATATGTTTGCTAAAGGAGTTAAACATGCCTTACTAGTACGAGATCCTAATGCTAGATATGCCTCAGGTGCTCGTGGAGCTTTCAACCGTAAAGGTATGAGAATCGGTGGACTTAACGTTTAACATTTAAAACAATGACAGCTAAATCTAGGTATGACTATTTATCTAGTGATCGTTCCCAATTTCTAACGGAAGCAGAAGATGCTTCAAAACTTACCCTACCCTATCTCATCCGTGGTCATGAAGAACACTCCAAAGGTATGAAGCAACTGCTTACACCTTGGCAGAGTGTCGGAGCGAAGGGAGTAGTGGCACTGGCATCTAAATTGTCACTGTCACTAGTCCCTCCGCAGACTAGTTTCTTTAAACTACAATTAGATGAGTCTCAGTTGGGTGAAGAATTTGGACCGGAAATAAAATCAGAACTTGACTTATCCTTTGCAAAGATAGAGCGCACTATCCTCGATGCTATTGCTGCATCAGATGATCGTGTAGTAATACACCAAGCACTGCAGCATCTAGTTGTTGGTGGTAATGCTCTTATCTTTATGGGTAAGACAGGTTTGAAATTATATCCTCTTAATCGCTACGTTATAGAACGTGATGGTAATGGATCAGTAATCGAAATAGTCACAAAAGAAAGAATCAACAAAAAATTAATAGAAAAATATTTACCTGAAGGTGAACATACTTCTGCAATGGATTCTGTTGTAGATAATAAATATGGTGACGAAGGTAAACAAGAATGTGATGTTTACACACATGTGACCAGGGATAACAATAGATTTATATGGCACCAAGAGGTGTATGATAAAATAATTCCTGGATCTCAAAGTAAATCACCAGTGGATGTAACTCCTTGGTTACCACTACGTTTCAACACAGTAGATGGTGAAGCTTATGGTCGAGGAAGAGTTGGTCAATTTATTGGAGATCTCAAGTCACTTGAAGCACTCTCTCAGGCCCTCGTAGAAGGCTCTGCAGCAGCTTCTAAAGTAGTCTTTGTAGTATCACCATCATCAACCACTAAACCACAGACTCTAGCCCAAGCAGGCAACGGTGCAATCGTTCAAGGTAGACCTGATGATATAGGTGTTGTCCAAGTGGGCAAGACTGCAGACTTCAGGACAGCCTATGAATTAATGGGTCAACTTGAAAAGAGATTGAATGAAGCTTTCCTTATCTTAAGTGTTAGGGATAGTGAAAGGACTACTGCACAAGAAGTCCAGATGACACAGATGGAACTAGAACAACAGTTAGGTGGACTCTTTGGTTTACTTACAGTTGAATTCCTAGTACCATACTTAAATAGAAAACTAAGTGTCTTCCAAAAAACAGGAGAGATACCTCGTATTCCTAAGGGAATGGTTAAGCCTATTATTGTAGCGGGTATCAATGCATTAGGTAGAGGACAAGATGTCCAAGCATTAGGACAGTTCCTTACAACCATTGCACAGACAATGGGACCAGAAGCTATCCAACGATACATTAATCCTGAAGAAGTAGTTAAACGTTTAGCTGCTGCTCAAGGTATAGATGTATTGAATCTTGTTAAGAGTATGCAAGAAGTTCAACAAGCAGATCAGCAGCAACAACAACAAGCTGCACAGATGGAAGCAATGAAAGGTGCTCCTAATATGATGAGTACTCCTATGATGGATCCATCTAAGAACCCTGCTCTTGCAGCCGCACTAACTCCTGAAGAAGCAGCAATGGGTTTACCACCTGAAGGAGGACAAACACCACCACCAGTAGAATAAATTATGGCCGAAACATTAACTTATGATCCAACCCCGGCAGATCCCGAAGTACTAAATGCGGATGAACAAGACTCTTTAAAAGTAGGAGAAGCTTTAGAAGAACAGCAGGAATCATTACTTGCTGGTAAGTATAAAGATGCCCAAGAATTAGAGAAAGCTTATGTCGAACTTGAGAAAAAATTAGGTGGAGGAAACACAGAAGAGAAAGCAGAAGAAACATCTGAACCTGAAGCTAAAGAAGAAGAGAAACCAGACCAGACTAATATCTTAGAAGATCTATGGACTCAAGCAAAAGCTGAGAAGTTTGATGATAAGACATTAGATGAAGTTAATAAAATGTCTTCTCGTGACTTAGCTAATATGTATCTCGAATACCGAGCAGCAAATGAACCTAGAGATCTTTCTGAAAATGATGTGAAAGAACTGAAGGGTATTGTTGGTGGTGAAGAGAACTATTCTAACATGCTTCAATGGGCTCAACAAAACCTCAATGAACAAGAGGTTAATATGTTTGATGCTGTTATGGACAGAGGTGATCCACTCTCTGCTTTCTTTGCTGTACGTTCTCTTGCCTACAGATACAATGATGCTATAGGATATGATGGGAAAATGTTAACAGGTACATCACCTAAACAAAATTCTGATATCTTCCGTAGTCAAGCGGAAGTTGTTAAAGCAATGAGTGATCCTCGTTATGACAATGATCCAGCATATCGTGCAGATTTAATAGAAAAATTAGGACGTTCAAACGTCAACTTCTAATCATGCCTATTGTAAATGGTAAAAAATATCCTTATACAAAGAAGGGTAAAGCAGCTGCCAAGAAAGCTGCTAAGTCAACTAAAAGTAAGATGAAGATCAGGGGGTACTAATGACGGGTTTACTTGAGGAGCATTTACTCCAAAGAGAATTCTTACTTGCACAAGCAAGAGAACCTAATCCTGAAGATCCAGCCTACAGAGATAAGCAACTTAATGAAGAATATAAGAGGATAAATAATCCACAAAGACAAACTGAACAAGAGTTAATAGGTTTACCAGATCCTGAAACAGAAGATATTTCCAAACCTGTAAATTATATGGAAAGGTTTGTCATGCCTATGAAAAAAGAACCAGGTTGGAATGAAACAGGTGAGGAATTACTAAGGGGCTTAGGAGAAGAGTATGGCCAAGGACTAGAAGGTAATCCTCTTGGTCCTGAAGTTTATGCACCACAAGATCCTCCTGATTTAGTCCCAGATTCAGGTGAGTGGCCACGTAATGCAGCTGATTTCTTCCAAGGTGTTATTGAGAAAATACCTGAAGCAGCTGCTCTAAGCGGAGCTCTTTTATGGCAGTTATTTGGACCAAGAGGTGCATTCCAATTATCGGAACTTACCCCTGAGAAAACCAAAGAAGTAAGAAAACTTATTCAGGATAATTTAGCATAGTATAACGTTAGAAGCGCCGACCCGAAATTTCGTCCTCGGCCATTAACCTAATTTATTTATCTTAATGACCTCAAACGTACATGCCCGTGAACCAAAGGTAGAAGTAATCGAAACTCCTACCACACAGGAATATTTACAAAACGCTGAACGTGTAAATGGCTGGCTCGCAATGATTGGATTCAATGCAGCAGTCGGTGCTTACATCTTCACAGGACAAATCTTCCCTGGAGTATTCTAGGGAACTGGCGGCTCGAAAAGTCGAATTCAGTAGAAGCCGACTGGCACTCGCGTCCGTTCATCCCTAACGGGGACGCATGAAACCACATCATGGAACGGGGGTGT